GCAATATCCAAGTCCCTTAAAAGCCGCGTTAAGTTGTGTCGTTACATCTTTCGGCAGCTCTGTTCCAATCGGCGCTACGAAGACTGCTCCTCCTATTTTGGGTTTTCCTGCACTTACATTGTTCACATCTGACATTTTTCTTTCTCCTTTCAGTAGTACGCTATGTTAAATACAGCTTGATATCTGTATTTTTTTCTTTTTGTATCCGTGTAATTGTAGTCACTGTTTAGTTCGCACCTGCAAACGTCATCTCTTTCTGCGATTCGTTTCATTGCTTTCTTTACTTCTTCGTTTAATTCAGCCGCGGAGTAGAGCGGTGTAGAAAAAGACTGGATTGCCAGCGTTGCGTGTTTAATATAATCCGCTTCGCTTCCTCCAGTCTTTTCGATCAAGATATATTTCTTTTCCTCGTTTTCCTCTTCCATTAACACCGGTACGTCCAGAATCGTTTTTAGGTGTTCTCTTACGATTTCTTCGATCATTTTCCCACCGCCTTTAATAAGCTGTTGTTTCCGTCGTCTCCTGTTACTTCCGCAACCGCCCTTGTTTGCGCTACATATGTCTCGACTGTTCCGCCGGATGCTCCGGCAATTTGTTCCGCGTGTTTTTGTATGTTTGCGCGCATCTCTTCCGATCGCAATAGTGCTGTGATTCCTTTTCTGTTCAAAACAATTTTTACTTTCTTACCCATATCGCTCTACCATCCACTTTTGATTCCATTCCAGCGGTATATTGTGTTCAATCCCCTGCTGTGGAAGCCCTATCACTTTCCAAGTTTCTCCGAAAAATTCTACTTTGTTGTCTTCCCACACGTGTTCATCCCATTTGGGTATTGCGATCGTGTAGACTGCCTTTTTCCCTGTTAAGTTCAGCGTATCCAAAATTTCTGATGTGTTCGTGGGGGCTACAAGTACATTTTTGACTTTTATCGGCGTTTCTTTGTAGATCGGCTTTCCGAAGGCGTCTTCGTTTATTTTTTCTTTTTCATAGAGCGTTACTGTGATCCCTTTTATCATCGTCATATAGATCGATCACTCCTATTCTTTGTCGCTTTAGTCCGAGCCTTGCTAACTCACTTTTTTTAATAAATAAGCCTCCTCCCGGTACTAAGTATGTCCCCGAAACAGAATAGCCCAGAGCCGATTCCGACCGCTGCGTCATCGGCTCTGTGTCCGTTGACGTCATAAGTGTGCGCGCTACCACATCTACAACTACAGACTTTGCAACATTTTCTAAATATGGTTTTTCTTCTATCATTCGATCAAGGTTTTTCCCTACCTTATCGGCTTCCATTCTCAAGCTATCCTCTACTATTGGCAGTAAGTTTTTTGCGCGCTCTTTTTCGTCTTCCGTCAGCGATCTCCACAGTTTTTCAACGTCTTCAATCTTAGCAAAGTTATTCATCTTTTTTCACCGTCTTTCTCTTTTTAGGGGCGGATCTGGGCGGCTTTTCCGCCTCCCAGTCTCCGCCCTTCAGTTCGCACTGTGTTTCGATCACATTCCCTGTCCGTTTGTTTCTGTATATCAAGTTTCGTCTACCACCCTCGCGAAATATTCCGGCACAAGAATGCCCCATCCGAGATAGACTTCTGCGCGAATGTAAACCTGGTTGTAACCTTTTAAGTCTTTTCCTGTGTTGTCCGGATCGCCATATTTAATGATCTCCAAAGGGATTTCTTTCGAGAACCCCCACTTGAAAGCGCTGAAAAAATCGCCCACGATTGCGTGATCTTTCACAGTGTCGTTGTATACGGTCTTATTTACACTTGTTTTCATTCCTCCGAGAGATTCCGGCGATGCTCCAAACCGAAATTCCGGGTACTGTCTGACTCCGTTTTCCTTTACCGTTGCCATGTCTGCCCCGAATGTATTTGACAGCGCCATTCCTGTAACGTCTCCGTCTGATCCCTGCACCATTGCAATCGCCGCGTCCAAATTTGTATCCGGCGTTCCTTTTGTATATTTGACTTTTTGTGTTACTTTACTGTCAAAGTGATTCGTGCCTACAACTGTTGATGCTTCGCCCGTCCGTGGGTTGATGCCGTGAAATGCTGCCAGGTCAAAGCCTTTCGCTACTTTTGCCGCAAAACCATTGTTAAACGCTGTTAAAATATCAAGCTGTTCCTCTTCTGTCGCGTACAAAAATTCGTCCGAGACTCTCGCTCCGTACTCGAATTTGATCGGTACGATTTTTACCGGATCTACAGTAATGCCGCCCTCTGACTTTTTCCCGTTTTCTGCTACAATATCAATCTCATTGTCCATTGAGAAAATAAATTCTTTCAGTCCGTTGAATGGGATCGGCGTCTGTCCCGATAAAACCGCTAAAGATGATTTTCCCTTTACTTTGTTCATTAGATCTTTTACAAGTACCGCGTCAAATAAATTTTCCCTTCCTGTTGCCATGTTCTTATTCTCCTTTCAAATTGTTTAACATTTTTTTCGTTGCTTCTCTGATCGAGTCGTCTTTATTGTCTGTGTCTCGTGTAAAGTTCGGGTATGTGGTTTTTCCCTTCAAAAATTTAGAAAAGGCTTCCGCATCTTTCTTCATTTCGTCTTCTGTTTCCCCTGACAACTTCCCTGCAAGTTCGTATGGAATTCCGTTTTCCATTGCTACTTTTACCCTTTTCGATTCTTTTTCGTACTTTGCGATCGCGGCGTCTTTGTTTGCCGCATCTTCCGGGGATAAATACCCTTTGTACTTCTCTTCTGCATCTTTCGGTGATAAGTACTCTTTGTACTTCTCTTCCACAGCTTCCGGTGATAAGTATCCGCTAAATTCCCTTCTTACCGTTTCTCTTTCCTGTTCCAGCCGATCTTTCACAGCCTCCTCGAACTGTTCTCGCGTTTCAATAGCTTCAAAATCACTCATTTTTTTGTTCTCCTTTCCCCGCTTAATCCGGTGGTTTTGGTATTTTTGTATATTAAAAAAGCGCTGTTTCCAGCGTCTTTTTAATATCTTGCTATCTGTTTTTTTCGTTCCTTTGTTTCTGTGCATTTCCAGTATGCAAGGATCACACTGTCAAGCAGCGCGATTTCAACCCCTTCTTTTAATGATCTGTATCCGAATCCTCCGTTTGATCCTATCGCCCTTTTTTCGCTGTTGCTTACAGACTGTGTTAACGATGCTTGGTTGGAATGACAGATATTTCCTTTAAACAGTCCTTGTTCAAAAGTCGCGTTTGCTCCTATAATTTCTTTTACAG